CACTCGTGATAATAAAATACTAACATCAGAGGCTGTTAACTGTAGATTATCATTTACATAAATCATATCCCAAGGCTTAAACCATAATGTCAATTCATCTGTAATATTAAATCCTATATCTTCGTATTGAATTTCTATTTTAGTATCACCACCAATGCATTTACCAATACCGGCAGGAGCTACAACAACCCCTAATTCACCATGACCCAAACCACCTTGCATTAATTCATCTATCACCGGCCACCCAGTCTCAACCGTCGATCTCGCGGTTTCAGAATATCTATCTTCAATATCATTAATATATTCATGACCAACATCCCTCTCCGTACCAGCTTTCATAGCATCATCTATTAGTGTCTTTATTTGATCAAAATCACTACTACGCTCCAAAATATCAACTGATTGTAATATTGCACCTTTTAAAGCTTGATTCTTAAAAAAATCTAATGCTTTATCTTGAATGAATTCTAAATCAGGTGCAGTTAGAAATCTAAAAATTTCCTTTAAATGTTCAAGAACTGTAGTTTTTAATACATCATTATCAATATCACCAACTTCAACTTTAAATGCATCTAAAGTAATTGGTTTCTTATAATCTATAAAATATTTTTTACACCTCTCAACAATCCACCTTAAAGAATCACTATCAAAATGTTTCTCATCTAATATATCATAAATTTGAGATAGAAATTGAGAATTTATCATTAAACTTGCGATAATCTTTATCTGAAATGAATGTCCAAAATCCAATAATTTATTTGTCACGCGATAGTCCCTTAAATCTACTTAAACGGATAAACTCCACCATCCAATTACTAAAATTTGGAATTTGAGATGATAATTTATCATGTAAGAACATAACTTGTAATTTATGTTTAATCAATTGCGGTATTTCCCTATTAACAGATTCTTGCAATTTTCGTTTAATATGTTTACTTATATCCACATCACTTAATTGCATTAATAAATAATTTCTCTTAACAATACTAAGATTATTTTTTATATTTTCTAAAAGTTTTGATTTATTTGGGGGTGATTCTACATAATCAATTAAATCCTTTGCAGAAAAAATATCATCCTCTGCAATTGGATTTATATATTTAATTATTGATTTTAATCCCGCACCCTTTATACCATTTATATTATCTGATTTATCACCATCTAATACCCTATAAATTAGTAGGTTATGTGACGGTATTCCAAACTCTTTTTTAACTTTTTCTGGTGTATATAATATTTTCTTTGTGGGGCTCCATACATTTATTCTATCATCCACTAACTGTAAGAAATCTTTATCCGTTGACATTAATACCATTTTACTATCAACCAATAATTGTTTTGAAATATATGCCATTGCGTCGTCAGCTTCAATATTATCAACTGAAATTAAGGTAACAGGTAATTGCTCTAAATACTCAATTAATCGACCAATTTGAAGTTTCATCGATTCATCTTCAGTTGTCGGTGCGGTTCCCCAATCTACATTTCTATTTAATTTTGATTTTACTTTTCGATTATTTTTATATTCAGGATAAAGTTTTCGTCGTTTTACTGATCCACCCTTACCATCAAATACAATTATACATCTTGTGGGTTTAATTATATCAATTGAATATCTTAATGATTTTAAGAATCCAATTAACCCACCAATATGAAGACCATCATCATTTATTGCTGGGTTGACCGCAAATGCTCTAATGAAGGTGTTCAATCCATCAACAATTAACACCTTATCATTCAAGTGAGTTTTATGTGCACCCTCACTATCTTCAAGTTGATCTAAAAACGATATATATTTTGGATCAAATTTATCAAAGCTCATCAACAACCTCGCCGGTCTCTTTTACATCATCGACCCCGAGTTGTTTTGAATCATATTTTAATATACATGCATCGCATATTTGCTGATAACATTGATCTCTTAATTTCGGATTCGATTCCATTAAGGTTTCAAAATTCTTTGATAAGAATTTATGATCTTTTATAACTTCCCCGGTATCCATATCAATTTCCGTTATTGTATACCATGAACCGCCCTGTTTAAGGAGTTTATGTTCTTTCATAGTCAATAACCAACTACCATAATTATCAATTCCAGTATCAAAGTATAATGGAAATTCGGCAGTTCTCATTGGAGGACCCAATCGATTCTTAATGACCTGGGCTTTAATTTTAATACCAATTGTATTATTCGCTTTATCTTTTATTTGACCGGCATTCTTTAATCGAACTCTCGTCGATGCGTGGAATGGTAATGCCTTACCCCCAGAAGTAGTCCACGGGTCACCGAACATAACACCGAGCTTAACTCTCAACTGATTTGTGAATATCAAGCATACTTTTTGTCGAGCAATCATTTGAGTAATCTTTCTCATAGCTTTACTTAAAATAATTGCCTTTGAAGTTGCCCATCCATCTTTATCAAATTCAGCATCCATTTCCACTTTTGTAGATGCCGCGGCTAAACTATCTACTAATATTGTAACCAATTTATCTTTATCAGATTCTCTCACTTTCGTGACAATAGTATCAATTGTTTCAAATATTTCCTCAACGGTTTCTAAGTGAACATATAACATATTTTTTGTATCCACTCCGATGGCTCTAAGAAATTCCTCAGATACTGCAGATTCTGTATCAATATAAACTGCAACTCCACCTTGTCTTTGGCAATCTGCTAATGCATGTGCCCCAATTAATGATTTGCCACTTCCCTCTAAACCATTTAATTCTGTAATCCTACCAACACCCAAACCACCATTCGGTTTATTGGCTATTGCTAAATCTAACATCGTTGAACCTGTTGAAACAAACCCTCTTATATCTGTTGGAGTTTCTTGATCACCCCCAAGAAAAAATGCAGTTTGTTGATGTTTAAATGTCTTATTTATTTCATCAGCGATAATCCCAGCCAAATCATCTCGTTTTTTTGTCATAGTATATCTCCTAAAAAATGATAAGATAGGGTGGGACGGAACCCTACCCTATCAATATCGATTATAGTTATTTCTAACTATTAAATAACTCATTAAATGCATCATCAACATTATCTGTAAATGTTGCAGATGGCGATGCTGTTGTTTTTGCTGGTGCCGGCGCTGATGCTTCGGTTGTATCTTCACTATCAGGTGTAAGATAGTTTTTCAAAACGTCCTTTAACTCATCATATGTGGGTTCTGTATATAACTCAGTTAAATTGCTTTGATTATCAAATAATGATTGCAATTTAACATCATCGTCTACAATTGGTGTTTGATTTGGCTTAACTCGAATTGTAGTTTTACCATATTGATTGCCTGCTTCTGCTGGTGTTTGATGTTCAACTGAAATATCGCGTCCAGTGGATGCATCCGTAATATCACCATAATCAGGATCAGCGATAAAACTTAATAATTCTTGATAGACCGTTTTTCCAAAGCCCCAAAATTTGACGCCCTCATCTTCACGACCACGAACTACTACCGGAACAAATGTTCTCATTTTAGGTTCTAATCTTTTACCTTGAATCCATTCATCTTTATTACCAGTTGATTTTAATTTACGAGCAAACTCCTCAACAGGATCTGGTTTGCCAAATGATACTGGTGAAATATATGTTTTGTTTGTACCCAAATTATAATGAAAAAATAACTCAATAAATGGGTTACTTTTATTATGTTTATAAGGGACAATACGAACTGTAGTTTTACCCGGTTCTGGTTTCCAGAAATTGTTTTTTGTTGAAGTTGTATTTTGAAGTTGTTGTAACCTTGCTTTGATTGCAGAAATATCCATTCTGTTTCTCCTATTGTATTATTGTTTATCGTTTATTGTTTATCGTTTATTGGTTAACTCTTATAACCATATAACCTATTCATGTATATATATGATGGTAATTTTCAAAACCACCAGTTTTTTTTTATTTATTTTTCACAATTTTCATCACACCCACAATCACATTCATGACCACAATCTTTTGTCCATTTTTTAATAGGACATTCTGCTGTAGCGTAATGAACTTTCACATTCATAAAACACCCACAATGAGTACATCTACCATCTTTTTTATTAGTATCTGGATTTGTTTCATCATATTTAAGATGTGGACATTTTGTACATATATCCCATCTTCGCTGTGCTTCTTCTTGTGTTGTAATTACTTGTGAACCTTTTAACCAGGCCTTTAAACCCTTCCAATGTTCAACTGCTATATTTCTAACCATCTGAGATGCTGGAGGGAGTTTCTGTTCTCCCCCTAACATCTTTTCGGTTTTGTCAATACAGTTTAATTCTTGTTCAGTAGCCTGTCTATCTTTTGTTACTTTAGGTCTGAACTTTGCCACTACTTCTTACCTTTTTTTACCTTTGGTGGTTTGTTTGAAGCTGGTGGTGGTTTAAAGTTTTGTTTTTGTGGAATTACAGGTTGTTTAGACTTAGCCAATTTGGATGGGTCTATTTTAACACCCAAATGTTTAATCAAAGCATCAAGTTTAACTTCAAGATTTGTTAATCTAACATTATCATCACCACCTGCCTGTTGCTGGGCTTGTCGTTGTTCCATCATTTGCTTTTGTTGTTTCAAACGATTTAACATATCATCCGCTTTTGGTAAATTTGGCATATGTTTATTTTCTTTAACCCACTTTTCATACTCTACTTTCCAAGTTTTAATTTGTTCTTTATTATCAAAATCTTGTGGTGGTGGAGGTGGCGGACCTTTTGGTTTGGGTGGTTGAGGAATATCTTCACCATTCACCCATTTCAATACAATATCTTTTTCACGAAATCCACAGATTTGGTGACCTGTATCAGCATTAATTAACCACGGCGTTCCGCACTGTGTGTTAAATTCTTTTTTTAATTCATCATTGATTTTCTTATTTTCTGGATCAGATAAATCAAGTTTAAGAATATCGTGCCCTTCATCAATCAATTCATCAATGATTGGTTCTGATTTTTTACACCAACCACATCCTACTGAATAGAAATAATATAAAGGTGATAATTCTTCTATTTCTTCTACAACTTGTAGAGTTTCTTCTGTTTTCGACATAACCGTTTCTCCTATGTGTTATATATATAAATATATAATAAATTACCCAAACAACTAATTTATTTTAATTATTTTAAAAATTCTTGTATTAATTTTATTTAAGCCTTCTGAATTTGTAACTAGTATCGTATTTTTAAAATTTTCCCATGGTACTATAAATTTACTATCCACCACCCCATTATTTAATTCCGCGACAATTTCATTCAACGCATTTATTGTATATAATGTATTTGAATGTTTTTTTCTATGTAATGATATTGTATTTGAAACTAAATTATAATCTACCGAAGTTTCAAAATCTATATTATATGTGCAAATTAAATCATTAATAGAATCTTCATTTTGTAAAATATAAATCTTATTAAAGACAATCGGATATTTATCTTCAATTTGTTCTAAGATATCATCTAAACTTTCCTTATCCGTAAAGGTTGCGAGTAATTGCGTTCTCATAATTATTTCGGAAAGATCTTAAAGGTTGAACTGCTTGCAGTTGATGCATAACTTGGCGAAGTATCGTGTCTAAAAGTTTTTAGTATTTTAGATTCATTATGAGCATCGGTTCCTTTTAATACTGCAATTTTAGTAGCCCCCTTATCCATTACAATAATTGCGTGCCAACCTTCTAAATCATAATAGAATTTAAATAATGCAACAAATAATCCATCTAAAAACTTTTTCTTATTTGAGATACTACCATCTTTATTTACAAGTTTATCAACGAAATTTAAATAATCATTGGATATCCCATTATATACATTTTGAAACCCAGCTACCCAAATATCTACAATTTTTGATTTATTTATTTTTGATGTTAATTTATGCTCACCTGCCATTGCAATTAATTTTGACCCGAACGACTCAACCCCCCAATTATTGGCAGTTAAATTCCAATCGGTTTTAGTTGGTATCGATAAATCTTTTTGCACATCTTTGGGAAATAATTTTATTAAAGATTCAAATTGAGTTTTAAATACACTTGCAGCTAAATTCCCATCCCCTACGCCACCGGAACTCTTTGATTGACCCTTTACTCTACCACCATTTAATTTAATCTCAACTTCCGCACCATTTACCTGAATATCACCGCCCGATTTTGGCTTATAAGCGCCATTCAATAAAATTGCTAATGCAGCTTCAGCTTTCCCAATAGTTGGATTCCCAACCCAATTATATTCAACTAACCACGCAAGAAACTTTTTATCTATCCCAGTTTTTTGTAATGCACTTACTAATGATGTACCACCTATATCCGAAACATTTAATGTGCGGTTATGTAAATATTTATTAAATGCAGTTGGATCCGTCATTTTAAATGCTTGTCTTGTAATTTCAGTAGCATACTTATTCGGAATTCCAAATGTTGTAATAATATCTATTGTATCGCCATATAACTCAGCATCCGTATCTACTAATCTTTTAATTTTATTTAAAATATTTAAATTAGAAACTTTACCGGCATTAAATGCACCTGTTATATAATCAATAAGTTTTGTAGTTTGGGCCATAATTCCCTCATCTAGAGTATTTTCTTTAATTGTATGCAATTTAAATTCACCCCGTAAGTTAGATAATAACTCTGAAGATATTTCCTCATATCCCAATTTCATAAGTATATTTTCGAGAATTACAAGATGTGCTGGGTTGTTAACATCCGGCATGCCAGTTGAAACTTCAAATGACCATTTAGATATTATATCATCTAAATCTATTTTCATATAATACCCCCACTCGATTTAACTGGATGTCCATTTCTTTCTAAAATTTGTTTTACTTTTTGTAACATATTATCCCCATCTTGTTTTGAAATATCAAATAGAAAACTATCATATCTATATAATATTAATTTTGATTTCTTACCAAATAAATATTTCTGAAGTTCAATTATCGTTTTTATGTTACATTCAGTTTCATGTGCTTGTAATAAATAATTAAATAATTTATTCATATTCATATCAGTATAGTTATCTAATGATAGTCTTCTATTATAAATATGCGTTTTTATATATTTTTGTTTATTAAAAGTATCCCATAGTTGATATATAAATTGTTGCACTTTTCCAAAGAATGGTATTGATTTCGCTATATCATTATTTATACCGCCATATAGGAGCCTAAAACTAATCGCTTTTGATTCCTTATAATTTACACCATAAAAACTTGCTAAATACTCATGCACCGAACCTTCTGGAAAAGTATATCCTATAAAATCTGCAATTAATCTTAGATGATATGCATCATAATCATATTCAATAAGATAATCATTTTCTGGTATAATTGCCTTTTGCTGATCTTTCGTTAATGCTGCAAAATTAATTGAGCCAAATGCATTTGATGGTCGGCCCGTGCTTGTATATAAAAAGTAATCAGAATATAGTTTATTATTTGATATATGCTTCTCCACCCTCGCATCAAAAATATCTAATACATCATCTGACATTTCAATCCCATTTCGTTCAATTGAATATAATGCTAATATTGAATCATTATTATATATATCATATCTATCAAACTCAATTGAATCTTTTTTACCCCAAACATCTTCCAATAATTTAGAAACTTTATCACAATATTCAAGATGTTTATATATTGGAATTAGTACATTTATATTCTTTAAATTATAATATCGATTATGAAATATATCAATTACATCACACTTAATATCATCCAAAGCTAATGGTTTATTATTAATCCAAAAATTTAATAAATTAATATCATATATTTCTTTGAAAGGATATAATGTTAATAATTCCTTTTTATTTGGAGTAAGTATAATCTTATCTTTTAAAAAATCAAATGAATCTTCAGATAATAAATCTGTGTGATTGAATGTAAGCATTTTTGAATTTTCACCAATTTCTTTAACATATAATAATGATAAAAAATTATCCACGTGCAGTGGGTGCAATATTGGATCAGAAAATATTGGAATAACGATATAATACATATAATAATATAACCATTTTTGTTGTTATGAAACAAGGGTTTTTTTAGATTTTTCTATAAGTTACCATCCTATCAACCTGCGCAGCCTTTTCTACAACCCGTTGCGTAGTTTCCCGTGATTTAATAAAAAACTTATTGATTTTTTGTAAATCAATACTAGATAAATAATATGGGACAATCAACCATTCACGACCAACAACTAAAAGATTATATAATGAACCAATTTTTAATTTAATATCATATGAAAGGGTATCATTAAAATAATTAAAATACCCCTCGGAATCGACTATCTTACTGTTTATATTGTGTATTATAAAATCATTTTTATATGGCTTAATTAATTTGCGACTCACTTTAGTACCGCCCGGTAATTGTTTAACATTAATTTCTTGATCTACTTTTGATTCAAATTGCATCATCCAATCGAATTCAGATAAATTATCTGGAACGTCAACTATTTTTAGTTTTTTAATAAATTTCTTTATATTGTGCCCATATAAATTATCTATCTTTAATAATTTTAAATCATCTAGTATAACTTTTGTTAGTGCAATTTCTTTTGGTTTATAATATAATCCACTTTTTAATTTTTTTATAGCTCGTAGTCTCGGAACCGTTTCAATTTCAGTCGTCCATGTCGATGATCCAATATTATGAGATACCTTTGTTATTTGAAAATAAATCATCTCTCTTTGACGTTCTGGTAGATAATCTATCCTAAGTAGATCTCCGGGAATTAATGATGATATTCCATAAATACTTAAAGATAGTGTTGCGGGTATAATTGTCGATAATTCATCAACCATGAAATCTTTTTTTGCCACAAACCCATAATATTCTGCAATTGAAGATGCAATTTTAACATTAGATAATAACTCTTCTTGTTGACTATCATCCATATCAGTTGAATTTTCACTATTACCACCCGATACCACCTCATTGGGATCATTTGCCCTGTCAATAGCGTTGCGTACTACAGCCTCACCCACCACCCTACCGAGAGTTTCTGAATATTGATCTAATATCGACGTCTTAGATGAATTTGTCTGTTCTGTAAAAATTGAATCTTTATTGAAATTGAATGAAATTGAACTATCTAATGAATTATTTTCTTCTATTTTATCCCCAGAATAGGATCCAATTTCTGGCAAATAACTAACCCCTATCCCCTGGTTAGAATTGGCATTTTCATTTTTTTCTAAATTTGATGCTTTCATAGATAAGTATCTATCAATTACCGGGGATAGTGGAAATAATTTCTTTCCAGCGGGTAATGATTGTATAGCAATCATACTTTGTAAATCATCCTTTGGAGTAGTTATTGATAAATTATAACTCTTTATAATTGAATCGGGGGATAGTGGTTTAAATATAAATAAATTATCAAAGAAATCTGCACTATCTATTCCATTATCAGCATACACAAAATTTCTATCTATGATTGATATTTGAGTGGCATCTTGTCTGGTATTTGATAACTGTAAATTAAAAATATCATATGAATCTGAATTAATCGCTTTTAATAAAGAATTTAATGCACCGGATATTGTATTATTATTATTAAATGCATTCTTTATTTCTTTTAATGAAATAAACATTTCCCGGAATGGTATCCTCTTAGTGGTTAAATCACTGGTTGAATCTAAATCAGTTCTAGCATCCTCATTTACATCCCCTGGATCATATTGTGCTTCGAATGTAGAATATCGTTCTGCATCACTTTTTGCTTTTTTTATAGTATTTTTGGCACGCTTGTGCTCAACTGGAATCATCCCTCGTATAGAATTGTATGTTTTATCCCAATTGTCTGGATAAATAAATCTTAATTTAGTGGGATCTTTTTCATTTTTTTGCCTTAAAAATAAATTTTTATCCCACCTAATAAATGTATTCGATGAATCAAATCTTGATTCAAAATTACCACTTTCGCTATTATGCCCTAAAATTGATACTAAATCTGTACCTATACCAAATTCACCATTTAATATTTTATCTTCAAATAATCCCCATGAAATATATATATTTTTTGTACTACCAGGTAAGGTTTCTCCGGCAGAATTTATAACCGCTTGCCAATACACACCAGTTAATGTTGATTTTTCAGTAGGTATATTATGCACACCCTTTAAATTGGATGCTGCGAATAATTGTGCAACTTTATTAAAATCATTTATAGATTCCGCACTATTAGTCCAATTTGGATTTAATAATTCATTATCTGTAAATGCAGTAAAATGCTTTGCTGCGAAATTGATTACTTCTGCATCTAATAAGTGCATTATTCTATTTTTTAATTTATTGCTTCCGCCATAATCATGTTGCAATAATGCTGCGTTTTTTGATATAATTTCTAAAGAACATTCTACACTACCATTTACATTTATTTTAGAATCAAATGTAGTAACAAATCCAATTAATGTTTCTAAATCCCCATTTGATTCTGTTACATACCCTTTATCTCCAAATAAAATATCTTCTAATGTAGTTCCCCGTTTAAGTTTGGATCGGGTAGTATCATCAATTAAATTTCTTGGATCATATAATGTCGCAGTATCCCAACCAAAATCAATAAAAATTTGAGCCCCTGGTTTTAGGAAATATCGTGAATATATTTTATCATAATCATGAAAATTGTGGATTGTAAAATTTACTGTAGTTTTCTTTATAGTACCTAATGCACCCTCAGTCCCAGATGTAATTGATGTGATTCCGGCTGGTGGTTTAGCAAATTCATTATCATTTGATTCAAACACATTTGGTAAAATCTTAGAAGAATTCTCAAATTTATTTTTTGAACTCATACGCTCATTAGGGGATTATGAGAATATATTAATATTATGATTGCCAATTTCATATACAATTTTTT